AAAGTGAAGGATATCAATCTTTATCCAATACTGGACCTCCACCACCCAATGATGATGAGGATGGAAGTGTTCCCTCCTCTTCTGGGAACCAAAATGCCAATTCCACACCTTCTAATAATATCCCTACAGTTTCTCTAAGTAGAGGATTTTTATCTAGGGGAATAGAAGCTACTCCTGCCAATCCAGGTGCAGTTTATAGATATCCTCTTAATATCCCAGAGTTGGGATATGATTTTATTCAAATTACTTCCTATGAATATGTAAGAGCAGGATTACCAACTCCAGGAAGTCAATCTGCAGCCAGAAGATTATTCAATCTTTTAAATCGTCCTTTGGAAAGAATTATCCTTCCTATGCAACCCAACCTATCAGAAACCAATAGTGTGGATTGGGGTGGAGACAAATTAAATGCTCTTGAAGGTACTATGGCTCAAGGAGCTATAGGTGCTATTCAAGGATTAAGCAACTTTGATATGTCAGCAGTAAAAAATGCTGCTGGATCCACTATAGATAATTTAAAACAATTTATTCAAGATCCTGCTTTAGGTCCTTTTATAGCAGCATATTTTGCAGGTCAAGCAGTGGGTAGGAATATTACTGCTCGTGCTACTGGACAAGTTATTAACCCCAATTTAGAACTTTTATTCTCTGGACCTAGACTAAGAACTTTTAATTTCAACTTTACCTTTACCCCTAGAAGCAGTGAGGAAGCATTAGAAATTAAAAAGATTATTAAAACCTTTAAAAGAAATTCTGCACCTCAAAGATCTACATCTAGTTTATTTCTTAAAACTCCCAGAATATTTAAATTAGAGTACATATATAATGATACCGACAACCAACACCCATTTCTAAACAAATTTAAGCCTTGTGCTATGACCAATCTGGCTATAAATTATACTCCAGACGGATCTTACATGACATATGGTGATAATGGATCACTTACTTCATATGCACTAAGTATGTCATTCGGTGAAATTGAACCAATTTATGCAGATGAAATAGAAGATAACTGGGACGATATGGGATTCTAACATGGCCAATCCATACTTTTCTTACGTACCAAATTTTGAATATGTAAGTCGTCTTTCAGATGCACTTATATCAGATTATGTCGAAGTAAAAAATTTATTTAAAAGATTAAAAGTACCTGAAGATATTTTTGGTGATCTTACCAATTTTACCAAATATCAAATAGAAGGAGATGAAAGACCAGATCAAGTTGCTTTTAAACTCTATCAAGATCAATATCTAGATTGGTTGATATTACTTTCAAATAATGTTATAAATTTTGAACATGAATGGCCATTAAACCAACAGTCTTTTTATAATTATCTTCTTTCTAAGTATAAAACTGAAGATAACTTTATTGCTGTTCATCATTATGAAACAGTAGAAGTAAAAAATACTAAAGGTATAGTAATAATAGAAAAAGGTTTAGAAGTTCCCTCAACCTATTCTATGAAATATTTGGATAATGGGTCTTTAGTGACTGCAAGCAATATTACCACTGCGATCACTAATTATGAATATGAAGAAAAAATTCAAAATAGCAGAAGGAACATTTTTACCCTCAAACCCCAATATGTCACTTTAGCTCTTAATAGCTTAGAAGAGAATATGCCTTATAAAGCAGGTAGTAGTCAATTTGTCTCTGAGGACCTAGTTAAAGGAGAAAATATTAGATTATACAGTTAACGAAAAAAGTAATAGGGCAAAAAAAATGGGGAGAATTTTTCCCCCCGATTTTGGAATTAAAAGTTGAAATAATATAGCAAGTCTAATTAACTCTCTGCTAACTTAGCAAAGTAACTCATTGGATCCTCTTCATCCACAACTGTGTCATTCACAGTCTTGGATGCTTGATAAGAATCCTCTAGTTTTTGCATGACCTGTTCTTCAGTCACCCTTTTAGGTTCTGCTTCGGAATAAGAATCATACTCAGTCTCCTCCTGTACTGGAGTAGGACGAACAGTATTCTTAGTACCAAGAACATAATCCAGACGCTTCTTCAGATCCTCATAAGATTTAAATTGATCTGGAGCAACAAAAGAAGTCAAAGAATATTGCTTCTTCCATACTGCTTCTAGGGCGTCATCATCATTCAACAAAGGACCTGGACTATCAAACTCAGAAGAGTCATAATTCCAGAATCCAGCAACCTTCTTCAATTTCAATTTGAAGTTAGCACCTTGCCAAAAATCAAAAGGATTAATTGGTGTTTCATCCTCAAATTCTGGTTGCATTGCACCGACTATCTTATCATGGATCTTCTTACCATACTTGTAAAGAAATACTTTACCCTCATTCTGAGGATTGGCAGGATCTTTCACAACATAGATGTTACTGTAGTATGAAAGCTTACGCTTTTGCTTACGAACAGTATCCTTATCAGATTCATTCCCACTATTCCACAATTCACGATTTAATTCTCCAAGAGGATCCTTTTGTCCAACAGTAGTGAGAGAATTCTCAATATACCATCCACCAGGACCTTGGAATGCGTGAGAGAATAGCTTAACCCATGGTAATTCTTCTCCGTCAGGAGCAGGGAGGAATCGAACAACAGCATAACCATTACCGCTTTTATCCATCTGGGGTTTCCAGAGACGCTCATCAGCACCCCCACCAGTGTTATTCATCTTCTCAACTTCTTTTACCAGCTTACTGGTTAAAGAGCCCAAAGAGCTTTGTTTTTTAAGGTCTTTAAAACCCATTTGTATACCTCGTATTGGTTGTATTTGGCTTGTGTGTACCTAATTATATTAACACTTAAATCAAGACTCGTCAATGGATTTTCTCATATTCGCAACAACATTAGTGATGTTGGTAAACATATAATTTAAATCCACAGTAGGGGGAAATCCCAGTTCCTTCGCAGATTGCATAATATTTTCTTTCATAATCTTAGCTTGAGGATCATCTGATAGAGACAATCTAGCATAAAGAACTTGTTGTTTCTTCATCAATTCTTCAAGCATTTCTACATGTTTTAACTTTTCCTGCTTACCCATGTGAGCGAAAGAGAAAACTTTAGAATAGACTGCTTCTTGCAATCTAGCAATCTCTTTCATCTCTTGTTGGACAATTTCAGAATCAAAAAATCTCATATTCCCACAGCCTGTTTAAGAATCTTTTTATAACGTGGTACATCTATATTTAGGAAAGGAGAGTACTTTTTTATCTTTCTACTGACAGTTTCCCAGACAGGATCAGTTAATTTTTTATCAAAATCCTTCCCATATTCCAATATTCTATCACATATTACCATAGTCTCTATAGAGATATCCCCACCCAAATAACTTTTTAATATGAGAGGATGACCTCTGGAACAATCAAATATATCATCTACTTTTTTATTTGCAAAAAGAGAATCAACTTCTTCCTTAAAAATATAAGAAAGAGATTGAACCTTCTTCTTCCACTCAGTATATCTTCCTTCACCCTCCTTAATCATCTCACCAATCCACAGAGTTCCTGGATCAGTAGAATAAATGAAATTAGATACAAAAAATTCTTCTACTTCTTTATCATTTTTTTGTCTTGCAAACTTTTCAAACCAAAATCTATCCTTCCTCTTATAGAAAGCTTTATGAGTTGCTCTGGTCTTCCCACGATACTTTATATAATCGTAATGATCTTTAGTAAAGTGATTTTTCAGAGAGAGATAACAACGATAAGCATCAAACGGCATCATTATAAAGGTAATTTAGCATGAGAAGTTCTTTTTAATAAATTTAACTCCATCGCCTCCCCTTTAATCTTCTCCTTTAACGGTTTAGAAATTAACTTAGGAACTGATTCAATATCCACATTATTTTTCTCACAAAAAAGAACAATGGCATCTAGATATTTCATATCCTTATTTTGTAAGGCAATAGATTCTATCTCCTCTACAAACTTTCTAGAACAATAAAATTTATTCTCAAGCAGTTCCTTAAAACTCGCTTCTTCAGGGTTTGGCATAGTCCTGCAATTTATATTCAACAAACTCTCTAACATATTCGGAGAGTAAATTGATGTACTTTCTTTTGTCGTATTCTTCATAGGTTACACAATCTCCATTCTCACATGACATTATAATGACAAACTTCTTCACCATTATACCAGTCATTTCAAATAACATGCAAGCATAAGCTGCACACTGAACAAAATAATGATCAATCCATTCTCTAGGTTTAGGTTTCTTGCTAGTCTTGAAATCAATTACAGCAAGTTCACCTTCGTATTCAGCAATACAATCAACAGTTCCTGCTATCCCCAACTCCAAACTATAGAGTGAAGACTCCAAGGCATGAACATTATTAATGCTATTAAGCTTATCTTTAGATTGTAAAAATAAAATCTCAGACAAAGGTTGAACAGTTCCTTTCTCAAATTCTTTATTATCTAAATGATTCTCAGCTAAGGTATGATAATCCGTACCTCTACTAGTAGCTTTTCGCGTAATCTTGTCTGCTTCTTCTGCTCCTACTTTCTTACGCCAATCAATAAAAATTTGACGATTAATGTAACTAATAACAGAAGTAATAGAAACTAATTTCTTATTACCTTCAGGTGTTTGATAATATCTTACACCATCAATAGTCTCCCTATCTAGAGTAGGAAGGTCAAGATCAACATGATTAAACATTAAATACCCATTTGGAGTTTAGCGATGATGTACTCTTTAACAAGACCACTTCTGCAGATATCCTCTGCATTAAACTCTATTGTATCAAAGGATGGCATATTTTGCAAGATTTTCATGAAGTCAACTATCCCATTCTTCTCATTTGTTTTAGTCAAATCTGTTTGTGTTGCATCTCCACAAAACATAATCTTAGAATTCTCTCCCACCCTAGTAATGATAGAATCCAATTCATGAAAATTAAGATTCTGAAATTCATCTACTAATAAAATAGAATTATCAAATGTAGTTCCTCTAATGAATGAAGTACTCCAAAAATCAATGGTTCCCTGTGTTTTAAGATTGCCATACAACATATCAAAAGAAGCGTCATCAGGCATCTCAAACATATATTTTACCATATGTTTGTAAGGGATTTGATAAAGATAAGATTTGTCTTCATGATCCCCAGGAAGAAACCCAATTTCACGGGTTGCAACCAAAGACCTAACAATATAGATCTTTTCATAGGGAGTTTTAGTATCTAAAACATCTTTCAATGCATTATAAAGAGTAATAAATGTTTTACCTGTACCAGCGCATCCATAAGCGACTAAATTTTGCCCTTTCTTATACCTATCATAGAATAAGTCTTGGCTAGGAGTAATAGGTTCAATCTTCTTAAAATAATCAAGATTAATTGGTTTTTTCCTTTTCATAACTCGGTTACTCATACCGAATGGAACTGGAGTAGTGCTTCCTATACCTGCTGCTTTTTTCCTTGGCATAATATTATGAGAAAGGTCTTACTGTGGCACCTGGCATCTTAGATGCCTTACGAAGAACATCATTAAATCCAGGGTGGGTTTTCATTAATTTATCACCCCACTCTCCAACTTCTCCAACACCAGCAGCTCCTTTGGACCAATCTCTATCCCAGTCAGGATTATTATCTCTCCACTTACTATATTCTATCATAGACATAGAAAGTTCATTAGTTTCTTTAGTTTTCAGATTTACAACAGGATAAGTAGGCATACAAATCTTAATAATGTGTAAGGTTATTTATAGCCACATTGCTGAAGCTATAGTAGGAAACTGTTCAGAAAAAATACGTTTACAATCCGAAGCAATTTCCTTATGCTCTTTCTGAGTTCCATGTCCAGTCCTTAGTTCAATATAATGAAGCCAAGAACGAACAGTACCACTCATATAAAGTCTAGTAGGAGTAGCAAGAGGTAATACAAACCTTGCACATTCCTTTGCCACTCCTTCATCTAACATCTGATTATACAATGAATAAGCAGAACTGAATAGGGTATTCATTTGCCTATTAAGTTTATCCACTACCTTGGGATCTAAATCATCAATAGAATTTTGACGATTCTTATCATCCTGACGTCTCAACTCAGGCAATTCAATGTTCCCCAAGAGATTACTATCTGCATACCTCTGAGAGAATTCCTGATATGTAAAACTTCTATGACGTAATATTTGAGCTGCTAAACCTCTGGTAGTTTGTATTTCCAGAGTCATAAATGCTTGTTCGAAAATTGACCAGTGCTGATGCTTAATGCAATACTTAAGTAGTCCTGCTATTGACTCGTTCTCTTGGTTCTTAGGATTACTTACTCTCGCACAATAAGCTATATGTTCCTCAGCCTTTGGGGTCACCGTGATTAGATTTACTTTCATTCTTCCTAACCTTCTTTAATAGTTTGCGTTGTTTCTTTATCATCTTTGCGTATGCTTGCTCGCCTTCTGTAAAAATTTCTGGATGCTTAATGATGTATTTAATCGCCTTTTTGTCCTTCATCCTTCATGTAATAAGCCTTAAAATAAGCAACTAAACCTGCAGTGGTTACTTGTTTACTACTCCACTCCTCTGCACATTCGTAGATATCTTGAGTAGAATGTGTTGCTTCATGAATATTTATATTTCCATAAGTTTTTAAAAGTATTTTAAGGCATTCTGCTCTCAACTTAAGTTTATCTTCTGAATACCTTGAATCAGTCATCATCATCCTCAAAAACTTCATCATAATCTATCACAGGAGCCTGATATTTGGAAGCCTTATATGATTCTACATCAGAATAAACTTCCGATTCTAAAGCATCTACCAACAATTTCAGGTTCCTTACAATTAATTTAAGTTTGTCTCTGTCCATTGGCTTTCATTTTATTTAGAAATATTAGCATAAAAAAAGGAGGGGATCAACCCCTCCTTCATTTCTTAGTCCAAGTAAGACTTATCACCTTGCACACACAGTCTTAGACTCTGTATGCTTGATGCCTCTGTAGATTAGTTCAGAGACCTGCTTCTGACAGCCTTTGCTGTCATTGGTGTCATACTTAACACCTCTGTAAGTGACTTGTGCCATTGTGTTACTCCTAAAGTAGTTGGATTTTAAGGCCCGTTCCTTTAGTCGTTTGCGTCCCCCTAAAGGGGATGAACGTACCGTTCCGCGACTTACTTGCGCCTCAGATGAGGTGAACGTATTGGTATGCTAACATACACATACTATATAGTCAAGTAGTTTGGTATAGTGTGATACATTTTTATATTTTTTTAATTTTTCTGGTTTGTTCGTTTTTAAGTTGTCTTTCCAACTCAAATTTAATTGTAGTAAGAGGATGGATGAGATAGTTTTCCCACTCATTCTCCTCTAGAAGATCTTCTAAGTGTGCCACATGCTCTAATGCAAACACTAATTTAGTTTCCTGATTCATTCTGGCCATTTGTCAAATCATCAATTGAAAATAAACTAATGAGGTCTAGTCCTACAAGCTTCATAGCTTCCTTACCACCCTCCTTTCTATCTACTATAGAAACTACACGTTCAACTACAAATCCAGCCTCACGTAATCTCTTGACTGCTTTAATTGCTGAATCCCCTGTTGTAACTACATCCTCCAATACAGTTACTTTAGTACCTTCTGGAGGCACTAAACCTTCTATCCATGCTTGAGTGCCATGTTCCTTAGCTTCCTTACGAACAATCAATGCATTGATCATTCTATTATCCAAAGCAGATACTAAAGCCACTCCACTCACCAATGGATCAGCACCAAGAGTAAGTCCTGCCACATATTCTGTTTCCACATGCATCAACATAGAAAGACTAGTAAGTGTAAGTCCTCTTCCAGTTAATGTTACAGGTTTACAATTAACATAGTGTCTACTACTCTTCCCAGAAGAAAGAGTAAACTGACCTTCCTTATACGCATATTTCTTTATTAGATCTAATAATTCTTCTTGCATTACTAACCTCCTCAATTGCTTTAGGTAAAAGGTAATATTCTTTTCTTTGAACTGCTTTAGTCAAAGATTCAATAGTATCATCAGGGAGAATAGGAACTGCCTCCTGTATTATAATCTCACCCCCATCCAGTTCCTCATTCACATAATGAATGCTAACTCCTGTCTCATGATCTCCACTCTCTAATGCTCTCTCTATGGCATGAAGTCCCTTATACTTAGGAAGCATTGAAGGATGAAGATTAATTATTCTATTAGGAAATGCTTCAATTAATTGAGGAGATACTATTCTCATCCATCCTGCAAGGACAATTAAATCAACCCTCCATGCTTCAAAGAGTTGAATGATTTGAGCTTCATCTTTTGAACTAATACGACAATGAGGGATACCTAATTTCTCTGCTCTCTTAGCAGCACCACACTTCTTTTTGTTATGAATCATTAACACAACTTCATCCTTTCTACAAGTACGCACAATGTTCTCGAAATTTGTACCATTTCCAGAACACATGACGCCTAATCTCATTGACTCCAATCCTCATAAGATGGTTCTTCTTCTCCAACATAATATTTGAAATGTTCAGTATCAAAATATGAAACTGGTAATGGTTTCACATCGTCATATGATCCTGCTAATCTCTTCTTATGTTCACGTTCATCTAATACCTCATTGATAAGAATCTTCAATTCTTTAGCCATCATAGGAGTGAACATTCTCCTAGGAGTGACTGTAGCAGGTTTATGCTTCTTCTTTTTTGCCTCGGCATAAGCTTCAGCAGTAGCAGGGCCACTAAGACCCTGGGTATCCATCTTACTAAGTTCCTGCGGCATAATAAAATTTATGTTTTCTTATTTAGAATCCATCCAAAGGGATCGATGTTCCCAAGTTTGCCCACTAGTAGAACCCCTACACGGATTTATGCATTCATCAGTTTCTATACCATTACAAACCAATCCAGCAAGATCGTGAGGGTCTCCTTCCTTACCTGTAGACCAATATAATTGGTCTTCAATCCAAGTAGCCCCACACTTAGAGCATACTTTCATCCCAATTTATAAGGACATAATAAAGATTCTACTAATGATTTTGCAGATGGATTAGCATCACACAACTTATTCATCCAGATTCTTTCTTCAAGGGTAACCTCAGGAGCATCAGTCGTAATCATCCGACAACAGATATCAGTGAGTTCTAATCTATATTTTGTACTTAGAGTCATAATTCAAGATCTTTTGTCTCCTCCACCATTGGAGCAATAATTTTTTCTGTTCCATCTAAAGTTTTGATAGCAAAAAGATTAGATTTTTTATACTTATTCAACTTTTTATATTTCTTGAGGAGAAAATCAATTTGCTCCCCACTCATTCCTTCAATCTTAACATCAAAGTCTCCTTCGCGAAATCCTCCGCTCATGCTCCTCTACCACCCCATTGAATGTCTCTATAAGCCTGTTCAACTACTCCTCTAGTAATTTTATACTTACTTTCTAATGCCTTATCTTTAACCAAACATACTAAATCTGCTTCAGCTGGATGAAGACCTTCTAACATCTGTATAAACATGGTTTCTCTCCTAACAGTAGAAAGACTATCATTACCACCTTTAACAAAATGATACAGATTTTTCCATTCCTTTCTTAAAGAAGTATGATCTGTTCCCACAGGAACATCATTCTTTTCATAAGGAACTTCACCTTCAGGAACTACAGAGATAACAGTATCATCGAAATTCCAAATTAAAAGTGACTTCAAAGCAAGACATTCATACTCCTTTAAGGCTTCAACCTTTTTAGTAATAGTTCGTTGTTTACTAACCAACTCCAAAATCTCATGCATAAAAGGATTAGGAGGAAGTTTTTTCTTAACTGTAAATGTTTTAGTCATAATTTTCGTCAGGTTAGGATTATTATATCATTCATCTTCAGAAACGTCATCGATGGTATTTTCAAATCTAACTGCAAGTATATCATCTGCAATAATTTGACCATTTTCATCGAACATTTCTGGATGAACAGGGATGTAAGAAGAATTTCTGTCATAGACATATTCTTTAAGGAGATAACCAATCAGTCCACCAATCAATAAAAACATGACAGAAATGACTGAAAAGACAACAAGAGTTACTGCTATCAACATTTTTATTCCTCTTTAGAATTACTTTTTAGTATATCCAAGTGGAAGTCTAAGTAAAAATGAATCTCCCTATTCCAGAGGGCAATCATATTACCAAACTTTACTTGGAAAGTTTTTGGTCTAGATACCCTCCTTTTATTTCTTAATAGTAATTCAACTCCCTTATTAATTTTGAGGGAGTCATCCTTACTTTTGCTTTTATTTAGAGGACTTTTTGCGTCTTCCTGGTTTTCTATCACGACTATACCTCCACGCATCTTCAAGGATACTATACAAATAATTTCTTATCTTTCTAGCGTGAGGTTTACGGATGTGTCCATATGCCTCACGTAATTGTTTATGATTATCATCTTTACCACCTTTAATATATTCTTCTAGTTGTAATACCAGATCACTCAACTCAGCAGCAGTAGAACTATTAATAAAAGCATCTACTTCATACTTTTTCGTCTTACGATATTTTAAAAACTCATAAAACTTAAGTTGCATATTCCCTTTCATAAATGCTAAATCAATAGCATGTTCAATCATATCATAAACGGTGTCGAAATCGTCTTCTGGTTTCATCAGACCAAATTATTCTCCTTTAAATATTGTACGGTTTCAGTGCAACCACCCAGGTTAGTTCCATTCAAAACTACTTGAGGGAAGGTAGAACCTTTGCCGAATTGTTCATAGAAACTATTTTTATCAAAGTCTCTATTCAGTTTATATATTACATGCTTAAGTTCTGCTAATTGTAATACTTCTTGAATCTTGGTGCAATAAGAGCAACCATCACGTGAATACACTGTAAAATTCATGAGACCTTCCATGTGGTAGTGAAAAAATTTATTTAGTTTCTAAGGATCTGTTCTTTATACAAAGAAACTTATCCTTCTTCCATGTTCCTGCTGTTTGAACTTCGAACGTATCATCAAAGCCCCATCCAGCCTCATAGATTGCCTTTGAGAGGTCTCCTAAGAGTTGTTTAGTGGAATCAGTGACAGGATATACCTTTCCTCCTGCAGAGGGGTCTTCCTCAGTGCTTTCGTGCTCCATCACATTCTCTTCTGGTTCAAGATTTCCTACAGTCATTTTTGTTTCCTCCTTGGTACTTGAATAGTCCATGCTCCACCTTCTAAATCTACTAACTCAAACTGTGCTGCATTCTTTTTCCTTTTCTTTTCTTCAGCCTCCCTCTTGACTAGTTCAGCTTCCCTTCCAGGTTCAGGTTGTATGTCTCCATACTTAGGAATAGTGAATCCAAATTCTCTACACTCTTCTGAATCTGCTAAATCAATATTACACTCTTCTGCATAGTCCCAAATAGCCCTATCTACTTGCTCAAAGAGAGAATCAAATGTCATTCTCTTTCTCAAATCATTAGCAATATTATCCACATGTTCATCTGCTAGATCAATTCCACATGGTCTTGCTTTAACCAACTGGTTAAGATTGATAATAATCTTACAATCATTGTAAATGCTCATAATTAGATCCAATCTGGTTTTCTGGATGGCTTACGAAGATAATTAGATGCAACCCAAGGTTTGCTGCTAAGGTAATTTTTGTAAGCAGTAAAAGTGTCAATGCTTGTGTTATGTTTAAACTCATTAGGCATTGCTCGTGTAAATGATTCTACCATACAATGACAAGTAATTACCTCACCTGCCATCTGATGAAATGTTTTCTTTGCTTCAAACAATGGTTTAGCACATGCATGAATCTTACCATACCTATGCCAATACTCATGAACCAAAGAACATCCATGTTGGATTAACCATGCAGTATTGTACATACTCGCAGCAGCCCACTTGGTACAGGGATGATTACGAAATGCACCCTTAGTAGTATCATATGGAGTGCCATCTTTTTTAAGGACTTTACCCCAATCATAATACCAAGGAGAAAACAATAAAGAAACCATCTGAGTCGTCTCTAATGGCATCTTAACCACATGCTTATCAGGCAATACGATTGCTGACCTATGAGGATCCCAATCAGTGACGAAAATGTTCATGCGAACTGTCTTAAATTTTGGAGAATGTACTTATATGCTTCTACTATATCACCTTCGTCTTTTCTGAACAAGTCTTTATCATATCTTTCTTTAGTAGCTTTTTTCCAGAGTCGCATGTTGTCAGGTGATAGTTCATCAGCCACGAATAAATCGCCGTGAGCATCGTATCCAAACTCCAATTTAAAATCAACAAGGTCAAAACCACAAAGGGTAAACAATGATTGTAACTGATAGTTAACAAGCAATGCTTGCTCCTTCATGGGTTCTGGGTCTATACCCATAAGTCTAACCCTCTCATAGGTAAGTAAGGGATCATCCTTAGCATCATCCTTAAGAAAGTACTCTACTATAGGTGGTTGTATGATTGTCCCTTCACTTATGTTAGTATTCTTAACAATACTACCCGCAGCAATGTTTCTTACAATAACTTCTACTGGATAAATTGTAAGTTTTCTACACAGCATAGTATTAAGAGAAGGACAATCAATATAATGAGTTTTAATACCTTCCTTCTCCATCTTCTCAAACAGAAGAGCTGAAATTAAACAACATGTAGCACCTTTATTCTTAGGGTACTCTACATGCTTTCCATTCCATGCAGTAACTTTATCTTCATATCTAATGAGAACTCTTTGAGCATCATCAGTATCAAAAACTGTCTTTACTTTTCCAGTAACAATTGGTTGATCCATACCTCACTCATTTAAAATTAAATAAAAAATCATTGACAATAATCATCCTTGCCAAATTAAATCAGGCATCTGTTGGGGAGCCTGTCTTCCCACTGTAAACATCAGGATAAAATATCCTATGAACCATATTACATTAAAAATCCATGCTTGTCTATAGAGATATTTTCTTACTCTCATAGAAAGCATTACATTTCTTACTGCTTTAGGATCATCTTCATCACCTCTTGCTCTGAAAATTTGTTCTATTATCACTGCAATAATTGTACCTATCACTAATGGATAAAATACAAAATTTGCGAATGACATTATTCCTATTAAAAAAATCATCTTTTTACGTCGTGGGCGCAACCGTCTCCATTATAGTTATCACTATCATAATATCCTCCCTTAGTTCCAAAGTATAGGGTTATCAGTACAAAGGGGATACAAACCACCAAAAGTATGTCACCCAACGTCATATCCTTTTCTCCTTTTCCAATCAGCATACATTCCACCAAATACCATACCTTCATGAGACTTAATGGATGCGCCATCTAATAATTCTATTTGTCTCTTACTCAACGATCCTTCCATCATCTTCTTATATTCTATTGGAAAATTTTTTATTTCCTCTGCAGGTATTTTAGGCATTAGATTTCTCGATTATTTAAATATTCTACCATATTTTCTAGAATAGAAACATCCCCTACTATATTTAAAACTTTATAACAGTTAGAACATAATAGATTATCTTCATCCATAATAAATTTATTATATCTTCCACCTGGTTTAAGGGTCTTACAAATAGCACAAAATCTATCCTTCTTTCTTGTAAGAGAGTACTTCTTTTTCTTCCAGTAATTTTCTATTGCTCTCTTTCTACTACATTCTTTACACTCATAAGAATATGATGAAGGAAGAGTGGAATCCTTCCCACATCGATGAAAATCTGCTAAGAGACTTTTCTCTACTCTACAAGTTCTACATATCCTTTCCCTGAGTAACAAATGCTCAGTTGCTATTTGTTCATCTAAATCCATAAAAAAAGACCCCTATAAGGGGTCTTAGAAGTGATTTTATTTAGGTGTCAATTTATATGCACCATATGCAGCACCACCAACTGCAGCTAGAATAAGGAAGATTTCCATTATCCTATTGCAGGAGCAACTAGAGCAACTTCTGTAGTCTCAGCAGCAGCAAGATCAAGTGGGAAGTTGTGTGCATTTCTTTCATGCATAACTTCCATACCTAGATTTGCTCTGTTAAGTATGTCACCCCATGTTGGGACAACTCTACCACCACTATCAACGATAGACTGGTTAAAGTTAAATCCATTCAGGTTAAATGCCATGGTACATATGCCCATAGATGTTAACCAGATACACACCACAGGGAATACTGCCAGGAAGAAGTGCAAGGATCTACTATTATTGAACGAAGCATATTGGAAGATAAGTCTACCAAAGTAGCCATGAGCAGCAACAATATTGTAGGTCTCTTCTTCTTGTCCGAACTTATATCCATAGTTAAGTGACTCATTCTCGGTTGTCTCCCTGATCAGAGAAGATGTAACGAGTGAACCGTGCATAGCACTGAACAATGAACCACCGAACATACCAGCAACACCTGCCATGTGGAAGGGGTGCATCAGTATGTTATGTTCTGCTTGGAACACGAACATGAAGTTAAACGTACCACTTATACCTAAAGGCATTCCATCAGAGAAAGAACCCTGACCAAATGGATACACTAAGAACACAGCGAATGCTGCTGAAACTGGTGCAGAATATGCAACACAGATCCAAGGTCTCATACCTAAACGGTATGATAGTTCCCATTGTCTTCCCATGTAGGCACAGATACCAATAAGGAAGTGGAAGACTACCAACTGGTAAGGACCACCATTATATAACCATTCATCGAGTGATGCAGCTTCCCATATAGGATAGAAATGCATACCGATTGCGTTGCTTGAAGGAACAACAGCACCAGAAATGATGTTGTTACCATACATTAAAGAACCAGCAACAGGTTCCCTGATTCCGTCGATATCGACAGGAGGAGCAGCGATAAATGCTATGATGAAGCAAGTCGTTGCAGCAAGTAAACATGGAATCATTAAGACTCCAAACCAACCAACATAGATTCTATTGTCAGTTGATGTTACCCACTCGCAGAACTGAGGCCATCCACGTAGCAATGCGCTGTCTCTCTTTTGAAGAGTTGTCATTGTAGTAAAAGAACGTTTTGGAGTAGATATGATGAGAGACTTGTCCCCGTGGTCTCGGTTTGGGGTAGTAAGAGGTGGAGATACTTATGCTGCTTATACTCAGCCCCATTGTATCAGCGGGGGGACTTATTGACAGTGCCCTTACCACCTCAGGTTATTTATTATATACTTTTGTTAAGGATTTGTCAACAAGGAAGTGACGGTTTTCTATCTGGATAGAACTACTCCTGCTCCACCATCATCTCCATCTTCATCATCATCTTTATCTTCTTCTTTTAATTCTTCAATACGATCCTTCAATGATTGATGTAAAGAATCTCCTAGATTATGAAGCTCTGGAGAATCTAATTTAAATTTATCTTTATCTACAGGAGGATCTTCATTGACAAAATTCACCACCATGAACTGATCCTCAGGTCCTAAATTTTGTACTTCCGGATGGGTAGATTGCTCAATTGCTTTCTTAAAATCAAAATCTGGTTTTTTACGTTCCCATTTTTCTTCTCTTTTTTCTTGAGTCATAAGTGACCATCCGTTTGACATTAATCTTATCCCAAATATCAATGCACCAAACCATACTATTGCGAAAATTATATCTCCAATAGCCGTCATCTTCCTGGTATATATTTCTGTGCTTTCTGTGCTGTATCCTGTACCATTGGCATGATATCACTCTCCACTTTATCTATAATATCATCTATTACATTAACATCTAAATCCATAAATGGTGGAATGATCCCTAAAATTCTCAACAAACCATCCACAAATAATGCAAGACAAATAAATCCAAGGATCATACTAATGATTGTTGCCTTGAAATTATGGTCTGCCATTGACTTCTCATCAATTGCACGTGCTTCGGCAAGAGCATCAGCAATCATAGCATCGACTTCCGCTTTGGTGTAAAAATCACCTATTATTGGAATATCATGTCTATCTGGGCTCATAGGCTTTAAAAGAGTCATTGGATTCTACAAATATAATCCAACTTTGTCAACTAGAAAGAAGCTACTCCCAATCCAGAAGCTGGACTACCACTAGCAGCAGGAACCCCTACGTCACCAGTGAGCGCACCTCCTCCCATACTACCTGTAACTGATTCCATAATTTGAGATTTAACGCCATCAATGATGGATGTGCGATTGAGGTATACATATACCCCACTAACAACAACGGCACCAGATACAGCGAAAGACGCAACAGCAAGTACATTAATTATCTTTTGGCACATAATAACCTCCATAACATCCTATTTAGGATAATAAATTATATAAGAGTATAAATAACCAGAGGTATATTATCACAAGAAAATATGAAAAGGATTATTCCTTTCATGATGCTTATGATGGCAGCCACTCCCTTAGCGGCTCGTGCTGATATTACATCAAGAATGACATCCAGTGTTCAACTGACAGTGA